AATACGTGCCTGTCACGCACGGGGTCAGGGGTTCGAGTCCCCTACGCACCGCCAGCCGAGGGGAGGGGATGAAGCGACCGACCTCCGCCCGCAGAAACAAAGGGGTCGCCCAGCAATGGTGCGTTAGTTCAGCTGGTTAGAATACGTGCCTGTCACGCACGGGGTCAGGGGTTCGAGTCCCCTACGCACCGCAGAACGAGAAAACGAGATGGTTACAGCAACCGTCTCGTTTTCTTTTATTTATCCACTATCGAGCGGAAAATCAAAACGTTGCACGGGTTACGGATGGCTACATGCGTCGCTCGGAGCCGTGGTTGTGTTCCGTTCCCGGAGACATTCCGGGACACCGAAACGTAACCTGCGCGTAACCACGCTCCGACGTACGTGTAACCTTGCACACGCTTGTCCCTACCATGTCCTTTATTGACTTTACCTGTTTGTCAGTCAAACAGTTGCGTATGACTATTTTTGCACAACGGATAAAGTTAAGGTATCGTCATGGAAAAGACAACGAAAAAGGTGCGGCCGAAGAGCGTCGCCGCACGACCGAAAAAAGAGGCAGCCGCTACACGCAAGAGCACCTTCGCCATCATCTTCGTGCTCCAGAAGGGCAAGGCCCGCGAGGACGGCACGGCACCCATCGTGGCTCGCATCACGGTCAATCACGAAATGGTGCACTTTGCCACGCGGATGTACATCCAGCCCGACCGCTGGCTGCCGAAGGATTACCGCACCGCGGGCAAGAGCCGCGAGGAGAAACAGATCAACGATGCGCTCGATGAACTGCGTGTGCTGATACGACGCCGCTACGACCAGATGCTGCGCGGAGAGGAGACCATCACGGCCGCGATGCTCAAAAACGCCATTACCGGGCTCGACCAGAGCGCCTCTACACTTCTTGGCGTCTGCGACCGATTCATCGAGGATTATACCGACCTGCTGCGCACCAAACAGTGTTGTCGCGAGACCTACCTGCGCTATCTGCTTACGCGCAACCGTCTCGAGGAGTTCTTGCGCAACCGCTACCGCATTCCGGACATTCCGGTCAAGGAGATTCAGCCCCGCTTTGCCGCAGAATTCGACCGCTGGCTGCGCATCACCTATCAGTTGACCAACAACTCGACGATGAAACTGATGCGGCAGTTGAAGACCATGCTGCGGGTCGGACACCTGAACGGCTGGTCGAAGAACGACCCGCTGGCCGGTTACAAGATTCACTTCGAGAAGGTCGACCGTGGCTATCTGACCGATGCCGAGTTGAGTCGTCTCGAGAGCAAGGTTTTCACAACCCGACGTCTGGAGGTCATCCGCGACCTGTTTCTGTTCAGTTGCTACACCGGACTAGCCTACATCGACCTGAAGAATCTCACCTCCGATATGCTTCAGCGCTGGCCCGACGGCAACCTGTGGATCGACACCAAACGGCAGAAAACGAATATTCCGGTACATGTGCGGTTGCTGGAGACACCGCTGCGGCTTATCGAAAAGTATAAGGGTTCGGTCAAGGGGAAGAGCCGACTGCTCTTCCCCGTACCATCGAATCAGAAGGTAAACTCCTACCTGAAGGAGATTGCCGACCTCTGCGGTATCGACAAGGATCTGACATTCCACATGGCTCGCCACACGTTCGCCACGACGGTGACGCTGGCCAATGGTGTCCCCATCGAGACGGTTTCGAAGATGCTCGGTCACACGAACATTCAGACAACGCAGATCTATGCCCGAGTGATCGACACGAAGATCAACAACGACATGGAGGCCCTGGCCCGCAAGTTAAATGCCCGCTCGATCATCCGGCAGACCGAAACAACAGCCGTGTAACCTCTCGGGTTACACGGCTACTCTATGCAATCGGGACAAAGTATCCCGTCCGGATAGATGGGAGCCGCTACCTTTATCCCGAAAGAGGATATGGGTATGGCGGAATTCGGCGTGAAATACTGGGCAGAACTGCGGTCACGGTACAAGGGCGTGCTGTGGCGCGTGGAGATTGCCGAGCGCGGATTTACGGGTACGGCCGAGGAGATGGCTTTCGACGGCGGCACGCCGCTGCAGATCACCTGGGAGAAGCGCGGCGACGAGTTCTACGTTCCGGTCAAGGCCTCGGAGGCAACCATCAACATCCTCTGCCGCGAAAACTTCCGCTACCTCTCGCTCTTCACCTCCGACCCGCGGCAGTTCCGGGTCTCCATCCTCCGCAGCGGGCAACTTTACTGGCGGGGTTACGTCACCGCCGACCTCTACTCCGAGGCCTTTGCAGCGCCTCCCTATACCGTCTCGGTTAAGGCCGTCGATGGATTCAACCTGCTTTCGAGCATCCCGTTCCGCGACCTGGTGCGCATCGGCACGACGGGACGACGCACGCTGTGGGAGTTGCTCTGCGCCTGTACCGATCTGTTGGAGCTCGATCTCGACATGGCGGACTGGATGGATTTGCATGCCGAGGGCATGGACGAGAACATCTCTCCGCTGCGTCAGACCTGCCTCGACCTCGAACGGCTCTACTACGTCTACGAGGAACCGACCTACCGCGACATTCTTGAGCTTTGCCTGCGGCCGTTTGCCGGGCAGATCTTTCAGTCGAACGGTGCGCTGCATATCCGCCGTGCCGTGTCGCTCTATCGCACGGAGCGTCCGATGAGTTTCTACCGCGTCGGTACGGAATATCCCGTGGGACGGATCATCACGAGCGGCGGACGGCGACTGGTCATCCATACCGGAGCGCAGGTCATCACCTCTGCCGCTCGGGCCGCAGTCGACGGCATGTGGGACGGCGACCTGCATATTCCGGGTGAAGCCACGCTGGACATTGTGCCGGCACTGCGCCAGGTGACCGTCGATGTAAAGAACAAGAGTTTGCCCAACCTCATCGACCATCTGGGATTCTACCGCAGGACTGCGTGGACCGACCCGTATGGATTCATCTCGCAGAAGAGCGCTGCGGAGTTGTCGTTCGTCGGCGACGACGACCATCAGGGCGTGGAGATTGCGACCCGCGGCGAGCACGTCGAGCAATGCAACTTCCCGCTGACGTGGGAGTGTGGCATGCAGGTCTATCACAGCGAGTGGGGACTGGGTGTGATCCGCAATCCGAATACGGCTGTTACCGTCGAGGTACATTACGGCGTGCGTATCGTCGGAGAAGGTGCAACCTATTCGCTCTCCGAAGGTGGAGCGTGGGTTGCGGGCGACCGGGAGATAGTTCGGGAGATGAAGACCGGAAGCGAGGAGCGTGTCAAGATCGAGATCGACGGCATCCCGTGCGATGGTGAGTGGCAGTTCTTCTTCCGGCAGACGCTCATCGGTCGCGTTACCTCCTACGGCGGACGGGAGGACGGCACCACGTCGGGTCGCACCACGGGACATCTCGAAAGCGTCGCTTTCCGCAACATGAGCCTTACGATCGATGCCGGAGATCGTTACGATGCCGGACTGCATTACGAGGCGCTGGTCAATCCGGCAAACAACGTCGATATGGGCATCACATTTCCCGTGGGCGACATTCCGGCCGTGCCGAACGACCGGCTGCTTTACTCGCTCTACTACCTCGACGCGGCGGGCAACCCCACGCGCACGTGGCACACGAAGGGTCGCCGCGATTTCGGAACGCTCGTAGAGCACGTCGTGCAGGGAGCGCTGCGCTTCCGCCAGCGGCCGAGTCGCCGCATTACGGGCGAGCTCTTCACCGGTGCGCATCTGGACATGAACACCGTCGTGCGCGACGACAAGTTCCTCCATGCGGCCTACGCCGTAAATTCTCTCGAACTCAACGCGCTTGACGACAGTTACGATTGTGAACTGGTCGAGATGCCGGGGTTGCTCGCGACGGAAATGCCGCCCGAAGGCGACGACTGCATCGAGGTTGCCGCGTTGTCGTTTACGGTCGGCAAGGTGATTCGTTGTCTCAACCTGCTGCTGTTGCAGGACGCTTCGCAGCGAACGGTTTATCTCTTCGATGCAGCGACCCGCTCCGTGCGCGAGATCTACCGTCGCGACGAACCCTTTGCGATGTACGAGGCAGACGAGGGGTTCGTTACGGTCGAGGGGCCGCAGCTGCGCTTTGTCGATTGCAGGGGCATCGTACAACATCTCCTTGATCTTGGCGAGGCGTATCACTACCCGGCCACGCGGATGGACGGCTACTTCCATATCCTGAAGGAATACCGTCAGTATGTCGGGCCGCGCAGCACATCGGCTTCGGCCTCCGACGACACCTATTGGCGAACCTACCGCTACCTGAACCGACCGGAGTATCCCTATGACGAAGATGATGCCTACCATCGTGGGCCGAACACCACGGGAACCTCCATGTCGGGCGAGATCCTCGAACTGCGACATACGGCCGACACGCTCGTGATCAATACTTCGCAGTACGCCTATCTGCACGACCGCCGCTTCGACAAGCCCTGCATGATGCAGCGGTTAGAGGCCGGCGCACGGATCGTAACCATCTCGAACCGTCTTCTCGGGATGAATCTCGGCGAGGAGTTTCTCCTCTATCGTCGGGATTCGATTACCGGACGCACGCTGCTGCAACGCCGAGCCGGGCCGGTCGGCTGTGCCGACCAGACGTTGAGCGAGGTGGCCGTGGCGCGCGAAGGCGCAGTCTCGCTCATCGGGCTCGACGACGGCTCGCTGCGCGGTATGAAAAACCGGGCAGGAGCCGGGCAGCCGCTTGCCGGACTCTTCTATATCTGGGGCGATCTCTACCTCATACGCGAACGCTCCATCCACAAATACATTCCCTGAATCATGGAAACACTGAGCCTTATCCTGAACTTCGTGCTGGCCAGCGGACTGGCCGGTACCATTCTCTTCTTCCGCTCGAAACGGCGCAAGGCCTCGGCCGAAGCCGACTCGGCGGAGTTGGAGAACACCGAGAAGATCGTGGCCATCCAATCCGAGCAGATCACACGGCTGGACGGCCGCGTGGAGAAACTCGAAGAGAAGGTCGACAAACTCGAAATCATCATCGAGCACAAGGATGTGGAGATCGACCGCAGCCGCATCATCATCCGTCAGGCCTACAAGTGCGACACGCCGCCCGAACACTGTCCCGTGCTGATCAAGCGGGCCGAGATGGAGTGGCGGCGCAAGGAACACGATACCACAGAACCGAAACGACCGTAAGATGACACGAGGACTACGCACCTGCAATCCGGGCAATATCCGCCGCTCGAAGACCCGCTATCTGGGCGAGGTGACACCTTCACGCGACGCAGCCTTCAAACAGTTCGAGACGATGGCGTGGGGTTACCGCGCGATGTTCGTGCTGCTGGACTCCTACCGTCGCCGAGGATATGGCACCCTGCGTCAGATGATCGCACGCTACGCTCCGCCGGTGGAGAATCATACCGAAAACTACATCCGCTGCGTCGCCTCGTGGTCCGGCGTCGATACGGACGAGCCGCTCGACACGCACGACCGGGCGACCATGCTCACCGTTGTGGCAGCGATGAGCCGCATGGAGAATGGCCGCGAAGCCGTGATGTCCGATGTCGAAGCCGGATGGACACTCTTCATTCAACACAAACCATAGACTCACCATGTCCCGAAGAATTGCCGATCTCCTTATCAAAATCGGAGCCGACTCCTACGAGTTCCAGCAGAAGGCGCAGCAGGTCGAGCGCAACCTCGGCTCGCTCGAAAAGCGGCTGACCTCGCTCGGCAAGTCTCTCTCCGTGAAACTCACGGCACCGCTTGCCGCACTCGGAGCCGTTGCATTGAAGAATGCCGATACGCAGCAGCAGGCCGAGCAGCGTCTGCTCACGGCACTCAAGGGACGCACGAACATCCAGCAACGGCTTATCGCGCAGGCGGCCGAGTTGCAGTCGCGCTCCGTGCTGGGCGACGAAGTGGTCATCGGACAGCAGGCCTATCTGGCTTCGCTGGGAATGACCGAGGAGCAGATCGGCCGGGTGATCGAAGCCTCGGCGCAGTTGTCCGCCGCTACGGGGATGACGCTCGACAGCGCCGTGAAGAATCTCGCCAAGACCTTCGGCGGCCTGACCGGCGAGTTGGGTGAAAGCATCCCGAAACTGAAGGAACTGACCGTCGAGCAACTGAAGAACGGCGAGGCCGTGGACTTCATCCTCGAGAACTATAAAGGATTCGCCGAAAGTGCCGCGCAGACGGCACTCGGACCCTTGCGTCAGTTGAACAACGTCTGGGGCGATTTTCTCGAACAGATTGGCGCCGCAATGATGCCCTTTGCCACGAAGGCAACCCGGGCGCTGACCGTCGTCGTGCAGATGCTGCAGTCGCTCTCGCCCGCCATGAAGCAGGTGTTGGTCGTCGTGGCGGGACTGGCAGCAGTCATCGGTCCGCTGTCGCTCGGAATCGGAGCCGTTATCAAGGTGCTGCCGATGCTTTCGGCCGGACTGACCGCCCTGCTTTCACCCGTTGGACTCGTTGTTGCGGCAATCGTCGCTCTGGGTGCGGCCTTTGCATATGCCCGTATCGAGAAGCAGAAGATGATCGACGAGATGGCCGAGAGCGACTCGCTCGAAGAACTTGAACGCAAACTCCGCGACAACCTTGCCCGGCAGAAAGCCGTCATCGACGAAACGACCCGCACGCGGCTTGTGCCCAACTTCGGCGGTCTGGTGGCTGGATTTACTATCCAGAAAGTTCCCGACGAGTCGCAGCTGGCTCCATTGCGCAGGGAGTATGAATTGCTGACAGCCGCCATCGAGAAGAAACGCGAAGCGGAGAAGAAGGCGGCCGATGCGCAGGCAGAGATGGACCGCATCACGGAGCAGGCCCGGCAACAAACCGAGGAACTGATGGCCTCGATGAATGCGGCAGCAGACAACACTGACCAGACGACGGGCATCATCGGACGACTGCAGAAGCAGATAGAGGAGCTTGAAAAGCGCAAACTTCTGCCCGAATCGACGCTCGAGGATATTGCTGCGGCAAATGCCGAGATTGCCCGTCTGCGCGAAGAGTTGCAGCGAATACAAAACCTTACTCCCGGGCAACTGGCCCGGCCGACCTTTGGGCCACTGCTCCCCGAAGGCGTGGAGCTCGAATTGCCCGTACCAGAGTTGAAGATGACCGATCTGGCACCAGTAGCGAGCGACTGGTCACGACAGATGCAGCTCCTGTTCGCTTCGGTCCGCGAAGGACTTTACGGGTGGGCCGACGACACGGAGAGCCATCTTGGTCAGAATCTTCTCGATACGGTGGCAATGGTCGACAACTACACCACGGCGCTGACGGCCCGCGGATGGTCGTTCTCCGCGGCGCTCGAACATGTACACGGTGCCATCGCCGAGGTGATGCAGCGCTTCGACCAGCAGGTCTCGAAGTTCATGGCCGACAGCATCGTGGCAGCAGCTGAAGCCATCGGGCAGGTTATCACCGGAGATCTTGGATTCGGCGGGTTGATGAAGGCGATTCTGGCGCAGTTCGCCTCCTTCCTGAAGAACATCGGCACGCAGCTCATCGAGTTCGGTGTGATGATTCTGGCCTTCAAGTCGGCGTTGCGGTCGGTGCTGTGGAATCCCTGGGCGGCAATCGCCATCGGTGCGGCGATGGTGGCGGCCGCAGCCGTAATGACGGCACTCATTAACAAGAACGCCGGCGACAGCGTCCCGGCACTAGCTGCCGGAGGTCTGGCCTATGGCCCTACCTACGCCATGGTCGGCGACAACCACAATGCCCGCACCGACCCCGAGGTCATCGCCCCGCTGTCGAGATTGCAGTCAATGCTCCCAACCGTCGGAGCCGCACAACAGATACAAATAACCCTTGGCGGTCAATTGACTGCCAAGGGTCGTGATCTGGTCTATGTTCTCGGCAAGGAGAACTTCAAGTCAGAGGTGTTAGGAGGGAGATATTAATTCCTATCGTCAATAGTAATTAACTTGTTAAATTCCAGGTCTGAGCAATCCTCTCCGTTTAATGTGAGAACAACATCTAAACGTTTGAACATATTGAAAAAATCCTTTCTTGAGATTTCTTTTTCAAAACTAATTTTTACACCTTGCCGAGTGGAATTATCTCTGCACAAAAAAGATACATGGAAATAATCTGCATATCCAGAGTAAACCTCTATTCCAATGCACTTGTATTGATCCGTATCGACTCCTTTCTCTCTTAAAATATCATCTAAACTTCTATGGTCACTGATATCAGCAGCAGATGTCCCAAGGAAATCATTATATTGTACTTTAGCTCTCATTCTAACTAATACACCTCCTTTCTGTAATATTATTTTGCATGATTATCATGATACTACTTGATCAATATCGTCAAAATTTGGGCCAACTCGAAACAAATGACAGCCTGTCTGCGAAATATATAATTTTCCGTAAAACAGCGAAATGTATATGCCAGAATGTCATATATCATCGTAAAACATGACAATGTTTCATGAATCAGATTTAAATTCAAAATATATTCACCCCATATGGACGATATCCGCATCAAAGATCTGACGAGTGCCGCGGGGCAGTTGGATGAATTCGACAAGTTCGAGTTCATCGTCGATGTGCCGTCGGCCGAGGCGTCGATGAAGGTCTCAGGCAAGGAGATCAAGGGCGTAATGGCTCCCAAGCAGCATATTCATGCCCTTGCCGATGTGTCGGGCCTGACCGGCGAACTGGAGAAAAAGCTGGACAAAAAAGGTGGCTCAATTACGGGAGACCTCTCCGTCATGGGTGACACCTATTTGCGGAGGCTGCATCTGGAAGAATTTCTCGAGGTCCCAGAATTTCGTTACAACCGGGTCGAGACGCTCGTCGGAGACAAATGGTCGGCTCCGGGATGCGGCATTGTCGCAGCGGTTGCCGGGGAGGTCTGCACGCTGACCGTCAAGCTGGAGGAGGGCGAAGTCGGCACGCTCCGCGAAAACGACCTCTGCATGGGCATCTTTCTGAATGCTGCAACAGACAATATAACAGATAACACCGTTGATTCGGACGACTCGTTCGGCAATCGCACCTATGCCGGCTTCACAACCTGCTACTTTCGTCTTGTGGAGTGCCTCGACCCGATAAATTACAGCGAATGGCGCTACGAGTTACGCGACGGTTATCCCGTCCATCCGCAGGTGGCGATGCACTTCGTGGCATTCGGCAATACCTCCGAACCGGAACGTCAGACCTCCCGTTATGAGACCCGCACCTACATGCGCTTTCTGGTCGGTATGAACGACTGGAGGATCCGCACGGAGAACATTGCCGCACAGTTCGGAGACCTCTCGAATCTTGCAGCGCACGGACTCGACATGACCGGCTATTCGGCCTATCTGAAAAATATCTATCTCACTGGTTTTCTATCCGACCGCACGGGCGACTCATGGTTCGATTCCGCCACGGGCGAGATGCAGCTCTTCAACCGCACGACCTGTTACGGGGTTTCGTTCCGCGATGGCATATTGCGTCTCGGACACATCGACCCGGCGAAGCCCGGCAGCGGCACCGACTTCGATACGTTGCTGCAAAGCATTTCGGAGACGCAGGAGGTGCTGCGGCAGATCAACTCCGATGCCTGCGTTTCACCCGTCGAGAAATCGTTTCTGCGCGAACGCGGGCAGGATGTCCGCAACGAGTATGAACAACTCCGTGCCGAGGCGCTCATGCATATCAGCACGACGGGCTATCGCTTTGTTAATGGCAAGGTGCTCACCGCAAACGGGCAACGACGTGTCGTCCGACTGTTGAACGACGAGTGGATGCCCTACGAGGAGGCTTTTCTGGCGGCTGTGGCGGCCATCGAGCACTATACGCAGGCGGAGCCCGAGTTCATCCCCATCGGCGAAGATTTCGCCGCGCTGGAGCGTTACTATGATGCCCGTCGGGAGATTGCCGGAGTGTTGAACCGGGCAACGGAGGCTGCGAGCGATCTGGCCTATTTGCGGGAGAACTTCCGCGATATTTCGACCGAAATAGACGGAACGAGCGGCGTGGTGCTGTCGGGATTCGTCGGCGTGAAGGATGCCGGTAATTCGAAGGTTGTGGCCGGCATGGCCGGGGTCGAGATGGAGGGAACAACTTCCGGGAAGCACGGCAAGCTGATGCTCTTCGCCGGGGCCGACGGCATACGCAACGCGGCAACGGCCACAACGCGCATCTACGAGGATGGGCACATGGAGGTCGGCAGCGGCATCTTCAGCGGTTATTCGAAGGTACTCTTCAAACAACTTGACGAAGAGGGTACGCTCTACGATGCCGCGACCCGCAAATACACCGTCGACCGTAACTTCAACCTTGTGATCCTCGGCGAGCGGTATGAGGAGTATCTCTTCTGGCTCAATCTGCCCTCGTCGGCCGACTTCATCGGCAGCGTACTGAACCTCTACGATTCGCCCATCCGTACCCGCAGTGCCGCCAATCTGATCCTCGCGGCCGATGATCCGCAATCGGGAATCGTCACCACACTCAAACGGGGCCTTTACGGCTTCGAACCCGTCCCGCGCATCGAGACCTATGGCGGGGTCATGCAACTGCTGGCCGTGCCTACGATCTATCCCGACAAGTGCATGTGGCACGTAACGTATCAATACATGACCGAATTCAAAATCTACGAAGCATAAACACTATGGCAGAGACAACCATCGAGGGCATCACGCTCTCACAGTTACCGAAGGTAACGACCCTGGCTGCGAATGATCTGATAGAGATCGACCGCAACGGCACGGGCGCCGCCGTGAGTTACGCAAATCTGGTCGAAGCGATGGCCGATTCGCTCGGACTCGCTGGTGTGGTGGAGGCCCTGGAACAAATCATCGGATAGCATATGACTGCAGACTTTACTACTCTTGTTACGAGGCTCGACACGGTACGTCAGACCCTGTCCGCCACACTTCGCACGAAAGGTGTCGATGCCGCAGCGGACGATTCGCTGGCTGTGCTGGTCGGCAAAGCCTCGCTTGTGGACAGCACGAGCGGCATGAACCAGATCCGCAACGGATACCAACTCTTCCGCAACAATACGACGATGGTCGCATTTCCGGAATTCGATACGGCAATGTTTGATTCTATGTACCAGATGTGTTACGGATGTTCGGCCCTGGAGCGCGTGCCGACGCTCGACACCTCGCTTGTAGGGAACATGATGTATATCTTCTATGGATGTACGAATTTAGTCGAAATCGGCGGGTTGGATACTTCGCTCATCACCTCGGCATCGGAAATGTTCCATGGCTGCAAAAATCTGCAACGTATCGGCGGCGTACTGGACTTCTCGAACGTCAAGTCGCAGATTGATTCGACATTTGTCTCCTGCGCGGCATTGGAGGAGGTGACCTTTACTGGCAGCATACATGTCGATGTGGCCGTGAACGGCTGTCCGAAACTGACGGTCGCATCTTTGCTGTCGCTGCTCAATGCGCTGGCACCAGGTGTCACCGACAAGGAGTGCCGCATCGGCTCCAGGAATCTCGCAAAACTCACAGCCGAGCAGCAGACCATTGCCACTGACAAAGGATGGACGCTGATATAATCTTCAATATCAGAAAAGAGGGTTGTTTACTTTAAACGAGTGGATCGCCCGCTCCTTTACGACATCACCCTCCTCCATACGGCCGATCAACAACGGCGACGACGGGTCATGCAACACCCGGTTCCGATACACCGTCTTCGTATCGGTGTTGGCATAGCAATACAGACAGCCGTGGCTGCATGTATCATAGGCTCCGATATCCACACTCTGCACACATCCACACTCCGGCCGTTGGTTCCTGTCCTTGGCAACATTCAATCGGCCCCCCAGCAACTCTTCAATCAACATACGGTCGACGCATCGGCCATGCCGGATGCCCACCAGCTCCAAGTCCATCCGTTCCGCGCAGGTCTGAATCCGGATGCCATAGCTTGATGCGATGGAGGCCAGCCCCGCAGCCAATCGAGTGATTTCATCCGCACTCGGTTCCCGGACCGTTATCGTCCTTAAATTGCGCCGCGTCTTCTGATACAGATCCACAAAACTGATCACGCAGATTTGGGTACAGGATGCCAACCGTTTGGCAATTGCCTCAAAACCGTGCAGATGATAGCGGATGTCCATGCCTTGCGAGAACAGAATCGGGTCATACCTCCAAATGACCCGCTTGGGGCCAATCCGGTCGGACAGCTGTCTGAACGTGTCAATAATGGACTCCTTCTGCGGGAGCCCCTTCTCCAGTTCCCTGTCGTATGGAGTGACTGTGAACTGGAAATAGTACATGTAGTCAGCAAGTTCGCCCAGACGCGGCAGCATCGGCGCCGGATTCTTGCTCCAGAAGACAATGCAATCGATCACATCGGGGGATAACCGGATTTTGCTGACCTGGTGCAGGTTCATCGGATTCCGGACGCACACCTGCCCCTCCCGGATCCGGTTGTAAAACCAGTCCGAATAGAAGGCGGGAATATCGGTTCTTCGGCTAACGCTCAGTATCATCGCGAATCAGTTTATCGTTTCGCCGCACTTCGCAGACGGCGCCCGAGGCTGCGGCGTATATCGGCCCAACCGGTCTATTTGCGCTCGGGATCTGCTTCCGCCGCAGGCCGATCCTTCCAGAGCCACCATTTGCACTTCGCCGGATCGGGATTCTCCGTGTTGACGAAATAGACGACCGCACGATAAAGATACAGCTGACAGCGGTCAATCTGACACCCCCGCAGACGACACTCCTCGGCATAGAGTTCCTCGGCCGTCTTGCCCTTCAGCGATTCGATGGTCGTATAGCCCATGGCCAGCAGATCCGCTTCGGTCCGCGGCCCGACGTTTGGTATTTTACGCAGTTCAGTCATGGCTGTTTGGTTTCCCGTAAAGCCGCTCCAGGTCGAGCTTCTCGATGCGCGAACGGATGGCACCGGGTTTGCGCTGGAAATGAGCGGATAACGCTTTCACCGTCGCGCCTTCACACCACATACGCGTCAACTCCAGATCATCCTCCTCGGTCCAAGGCATATAAGCATTCGGATACTCCTGACGGCAGGCATAAACCGAATAGGTCGGTTCGCCGTTCAGCTGCTTGTAGGCCCGCAAATAGCGTTTGAGCCGCTTGACGTTCTTGTCCGAAAGGTACGGCAGGCGGCGAATATCCATATTGTCCGTGAGGTCGTTCAGCTTGACCGCCACGGCCAGCGGATTGCCCTTTACGTGGGCAATATAGCGTTCGTAGGGCTCCTCCTCGGCGTGGGTCAAGCACCGCAACGCCTCGATGATTTCGGGCGCAAACCCCTCGGCCGTCAGCCTCTCCAGCGTCCAGTCGCTATCCTCGACCACGTCGTGCAGCACCCCGACGATCTTCTCTTCGGGCGTTTTGCCGGCGGTCATGACCCGCAGCGGGTGACCGATATAGTCGTTCCCAGCCTTGTCGCGCTGGCCGCGGTGTGCCTCGATAGCTATCTCGATGGCTCGTTCAAGGGTACTCATACGATTACGATTGTCTTTAGGCTAGTGCCGTTTTCTGCCGCAAGTCGGCATTTAACAAAGTTAAATAAAATTTGCAGACAAACGAAAAACGGGAGGCTAAACCTCCCTGCAGCAAGTTGTTTTTGTGTTATCCGATAACGACGAACTCATCCTCCTCCGGAATGACGGCCAGGCCGCCCCAGGTGCCGTGGAGTTGTCCTATGGCATCGATGTATTCAACCGTGCCTTTGCGGCCGTCGTAACGGCCGTCCTCGCCCGTTAGATGGATGATGCGGATCTTGTCGCCAACTTTCACTTCCATGATTATCGTTTTTTGAGAGTTAATCCAATGTGCGCATGATGCGATGGTAATCTGCCGCCTTGAGCCCGTGAAGCGTGATGTTGATCGACCTGCCATCTGTCGTCCAATGGAAATGCTCGGAACCGTAGAACCGCTCCAAAATGCGGCAGGTGTACATATTCCACTCGGTCCGATGCAGGTTCAGGATCTCGATGTCACCGGCCGTCGCCTCTTGGTGTTCCGCCTCGCGGGTCGCGCAGCGTTTGAGAAAGGCAAGGAACTCATCGATCATTGCAATCCGGATATTGAGTGCCTGCCACTCGGGACCGTATTCATCGTTTCGCTGCATCTCGTCGCACCGCTCAACGTAAAGCGCGCGTTCATCCTCCCACTGTTCGATCATCAGTCCGTACATCATATTATTTTGCTTGAAAGGTTTATTGGTGCTGTTGCTGCTCTTCTAATTTCCAGATTGCGGTCAGCAGGCTGTGGATCTCGTCGTTGATGTGCAGGTTGCGCTCCAACAGCGCGTCGTAGTCCGATGTGCCACGGCGGTTCTCTTCTGCCAGATGGAGCAACTGTTGGCGGTTGCGCTCAAATTCGGCTTCAAGTCGGTTGATACGGCTGTTGAGTCGCTTTATTCTGGCATCCATAGTTTGCTGTTATTCAATCGTTTGTTACTGTGCAAACATAACATCATCTTTTGAAACGGTCAAGTTAATCTTGTGATGTTTATTATTTTTGTTTACAGGCAATTATCACTTATCACCTAAAGTTAAAAAACAGCCTATAAGAGGCTGTTTTGAAGACATAAGACTGATTATGCCGGACGTTTTTCGGGGGTCGATTCTGCCAGTTCGAGAATACGTTCAATCATCTTCTTGTGCGAACTGTAGAAGTGACCGTTGTAGCCGTATTGTTCCGAGTAGCGGCCACCCTCGCAATGCCATCGACGTACGCCCGGGTACTCGACGCCGTCAATGATGGCCACAGCCTCGTGATACGAGGTTCGAACCTGAAGCCAGCCCCAGCGACGGTCGTAGCGTTTGCAGACTTGGCAGGAGATCAACTTGTCGGTTACGCGGTATTCAAATTCCACCAGGCGGCGGGTTCCGTTGACGATAACGCTCTTCTTCATAACACACTATTAATAGTTTGTTGCAGGACAAAGATGGTATTACATTTCGGAATATGCAAAATTACTTCGCGGATTATTAACCTTATTATCAAGAATATACCCCTTGTCAATAACACATGAAAAATAGATCAAGAATATTGTTATATCGTAAAGAAACTTGTATATTTGTAACAACCTACAATCTAACAAAAACTACATATGAAGAATCTGAAAATATTACTTGCCTTTTTATGCGCAATAACTATTAGCGGTTGTGCATCATTAAAGCCTGTGTCTATATCCCGTCAAAGCCCCATTATCGGATATAAATATGCATATATTACGCCTACATCCGGCTTAACTTCAAGCAATAGCGGTGTATATGGTAACGCTTATGGAATCTATGGTTCGTCTCAAACCAAAAGCGTTAATCCAAGCGATATCATTTCAGGATCTCTCATAAAATATGGCTTTACTATTGTTCCGGAAGTAACATCAGAGATTGCCGAAAAGACAATAATTGTCAATTATGGAGAGAGCGGCAGACGAAATGTATTCTGGGGATACACGATTGAAATTACATTGCAGATTTTAGATGCAAATAACCACGAAGTCATCTGTACAAGCACAGCAGAAGGTATGGGCTCAACAGAAGCTGACGATATCCGAATCGCGATAAATCGAGCAATAGAGGGAATATTTACTTCTGGTAATTAATTTCAAATTAGGGTGTTTTTCAGTATCTTAATTTGATTAGTAGTTCGTTACGATCCACTCCTCCTGCCGACGGCGAGAGACCTTCGAGGCCGTGATCGTGCGTTCGATGCGATGGATCTTCCAGCCGTACTGTGAGGCGAAGCGTTCGATTCCGGCATGCGGGAACATCGTCAGCATGAACTTGCCGCGCACGGAGGTAAGCGTCTCCAACAGCCGCATGAAATCCGCCTCGTCGAACGTTCCGTTGTAGTGGCCGCAGTCGCTGCCCACATAGGGCGGATCGACGAAATGGAAGGCTTCGGGCGTGTCGTAGCGCCGGATGAGATGAACACCGTCTTCGCACTCGACAACAACATGTTCCAGCCTCCGGCACAACTCCTCGGTGAAGGCTTCGCGGGCATTGCGGAGTTTCTGCGTCGTGGTCCCCGTACGGTCATATCCGAACGTGCCGTCAATCATCGAGGCGAAGCCCAACTTCGTACATACCCACACGGCCCATGCCCGTTCGACGGGTGTGAAGAAGGTCGGATGGGCATTGATATGCCGTGCATGGGCGTGAATCTCGCGGCTGTGGAGCGTCGCGTCGATCAACTCTTTCAGTGCCGGGTACTTCATCTGCGCCACGCGGTAGAAGTTCACCAGTTCGGTGTTCGTGTCGTTGATGACCTCGCAGCGTACCGGCTTCTTGGCGAAGAGCACGGCGCAGCCGCCGCAAAAGGCCTCGGTATAGAGCGAATGCTCGGGGATGAGCGGCAAGATGTGCTTCAGAAGCATCTGTTTGCCGCCGTAGTAGGAAATCGGAGTTTTCATGATGGTCGGTTTAACGGAGTTTCAGCCACAGGAGAATTAACAGCACAAGCAGCAGGCAGGCAGCCGTCCATTTGAGCCACAACGTGCCGGTCGGATTGGGCCTTTCCTCGAGTGCGGTTTGTTCGTCGTTACGCGCTGCGGCAAGGATGCGGCTGCGGGAGATGCTGTCAGAGTGCGTAGTTCGGTCGTGTGCCGCAATGGCCTCGGTGTGGATGATGCGACGCACGGCAGGTCGGGACGTTGCGGGAATCTTCGGCGGCGGAAGGAGTGGATTGAGTGTATCGGGCGGCAGGATTGGCTCGTCCTCCGAGGACGGAGGCCGCTGTACCGGTGGATAGAACTCGACGACAGTTTGACGCAGCGTTGCTAACTGTCGCTCGAACTCCTGCCGGATCCGCTCCGTAAGGGTCGAGTCCGCAATGCGAATGTCGGCATGTCGGTCGGAGTGCATCTCCCGAAGCGGTGAACAGCCGCATGCCGTCGCGGCCAACAGAATAAGCGTTATTTTCGGATACATCGTTTCATTTCGGTTGCACGTTCCATGCGTTCCTGCATGGTAGGTTCATGAATCTCGCGGGAAGGAACATTTTCCCACGGCAGCGGAAACATCTCGCACATCGGCCGGCGGTCCTTGCGGTCGAGTTGCAGGCTTGTCAGCACCCATACGCTCCACCGTTCACGCTCCCACGCCTGACGAGCGATCCGTTCCTCGCGGTGTGCCCAACCAAGCCAGGCATAGCAGAACTCGGCGGGTGTCATCGCCGCAAAAACCTCGGGTGCGAAGCCCATCTGCCCGACGGCCAGGGCGAACCATCGTTCATAACTCAGGGTCGCCGCCGTCCCGCCGTCGGGCGCGGCCGGTTTGGGCCTTGCGACACGGTATCGGTGCGTGCCATCTCGCCCAAACGATCCGTGAGCGGTGAGATGCTCTCGACGAAGAGGTCCGAGACGGTCAGAATAAGCGTCGGATCTTCGTCGAAGAGGTCCCATACTTCGTCTTCGGTGTAGCGCCGGTCGTCGCCCGCACGTCGGGCTCCTTCGTTGAGTCCCGTGGCGGTCAGCGCCACGATGCTGTCGAGCGTCGAGAGGGCTTCGGCCGACGAGACGGTCGAGGCGAAGTCCGCGCCGCGCTGCCGGGTGAATTCATGAATGGCACGCAGTCCGAAATGAATCGGGCGCGACGTGCCGTGGATGATGATTTCGTTCATGGTATGCGTAGTGTCAAGATTGCGGATTGTCGGCAGGAGTCAGATTCCCGCTGCCGGTAAGAGAGTAACTGTATGTGGCGTTGTCGCCCGCGGGCGTCGAGAGCGAAAAGGTCGTGATGTAGGCCTTGCCCGTGTACATCTTCACAAGCCCCGTGAGCGGCGACTTGATGACCACGTCGACCAGTTTCTTGGAGAGGACGATGCCCAGCAGGTCTTCCGAAGAGTGGGCATTCTCGATTGAGTCGTCGAGTACCACCAGCCCGTCGCCGTCAACCGACCAGGATATGTCGCCCGGAGCCTTCTCCTTGCCGTTGGTGTCCTTCGTGCGCAGCTCCTTCATCTCCAGATCGACCTTCAGCGTGTGCGACGTGGCATGAAGCGTCGTCTTTTCATCCACAAGCAGGATGATGTCCTCGCCCTGGATAATCTTTTTCGTTCCAATGGATTCCGGCATAAGCGTCTGTTGTTTTGTGTTCAGATGATTCGAAAGGTAAGTGTGATGCCGTGCAGGTCGCCGTCGGCATAGTATTCCGTGGCCGAGGAGCGGAGGTAACTGCGGCGCCCCTCGAACCCGGCGCCCTCCAGCGCCGCGATGATACGGTGTTTGAGTTGCTCGGCGGCGGCATAGCGGTCGTCACAGACTGCAACCTCGAAGGTGGTCACGTAGCCCGCAATGCCGTGCAGCGTACGGACCGGGGTCTCCTCCGGAACGGTGAAGGCCGCAAACGGGGTTGGCGTGCGGGCATCGACGGCCCCGGCCTGCACGCGCCCCTGCAACTCGGGAACGGCAGCCTCGATCAGGGCGATAAGGCGGGTCTTGAAATCGGTCATGGCGATACGGCTTTGAAGTTGCGGACGACGAACTTCTCGACGGCCACGGCCAGCGCATCGCCGAAGAGCGCCACGGTACGCTCCGATTCCTGCGTGTAGGCAATCTCCAGAAAAGGGACGGCACGCAGGCCGCGCACGCTTCGCGTGAAGATCTTCTCGCCGCGTTCGTTCTCGAAGATGAGCAGCCGTCCCTTGCGCGAGGTTCGCGGGTCCTTCGTACCCTCGTGGATAAACTTGCCGTAATATTGGTTTACGGCTCCCTTACGTTTGGTACGCTCGAAGACCGGTTTGACGGCAACATCCACCTCCGACCTGGGCGCATTGCGGTCGCGGAAGCGTACGATGCGCAGTTGCCTGCGCAGACGTCCCGTGCGTACCGGAACGCGACCCTTTGCCGTGCGGAGCATCGGTTGTGCCGAGGTGCGCAGCGCCGTAAGCAGCATCCGCTTCTGCATGTTATTGGGCAGTTGGTCCATAATGCGTTTGGCTTCGACGTAACCGTCAACTTTCAGTGTCAGCATCGCTTTTCCTGCATTTGATGTGAAGTCGCCAGCGGCGGCCCTCGGCGTGGATGGAGGTGATGTGCCGCAGGATTCCTTCGTCGCGGACAACCATGTCGGGGCGCAGGCCGGGTATCCACCGGATTGTATAGACCGCCTCGTTTTCGTGTGCGATACGGCCCGCATAGAGGTTTTCGCGACCACCGGCTTCGGTATATTGTGCGTAGCAGACGGCCACGCTCCGCAGACGTTGCGTACGATCGTTGTAGGCGTCGCGCTCCTCGACGTATTCGAGGATTTCGATTCGGTGGTCAAACATCGCCATATGGGGTTACCCGCCACGGAAGCAGGAGTTTTTCAGCCGTGAGCGGCAGTTCGGAGACGGAACGGCCGACCAGTGCATCCGATTCGTTGTCGTAGAGCGTACCCAGAATCAGCAGTACGGCGGCCCGGATGGCGGGCGGAAGGCTCTCTTCGTCATAGCCGACAAGCAGTGTCGCCGAAATCTGCATACCACCGCAGAAGGCATCGAACGTGAGACAGGCCGTGTAGTCGTCGGCATGCAGTTGCCACAGGTCGTCGGATAGAGGTTCACAAGAGGCAGTGAGCCGCTCGACGGCCGTCGTCGGGACGGGCAGCCGGAGCGTCGGATGTTCGACGACGGGAAGCGTCGCTTCGACTTCCACACTCCGCTGTCGGATGAAACGTCCCGTCAGGTCCTCGGCCACGGCAACAGCCATGTCGAGTTTCGCAGCAATCAGGGTATCGTCATGGGTGGCACTGCCTACCCGCAGGTGCTGCCGGGCGAGGTCCAGAGGTATCGGCGGCTCGCCGTTCTCGAGAACACGCATCTTCTATGCGGATTTGTGGACCAGTTTGTGAACCGGATGCGTACCGGCATCGAGTAGCACGCCATCGACACGCGCGAAGCCGAACAGTCCGATCGAGAGGTACTCTGCGAGCAGTTCGTTGAGCCGGATGACGCGGAACGTCTTTACCATGCGGATGCGGTACTTTGACAGGTCGCCGAAGAGCACCGAGGTCTTGCCGGCACCGATATCTTCCAGATCATCGTTCAGCACATACCCCTTGCCGAAGAGCGTCGGCGGCGTACCGTCGCGCGCACCTTCCTGCCAGATGTAGCGACCCGTCGAGTCCTTGATCTTGACCAGCGCCCAGAGCGTGTTGCGGTTGAACATGAACCGACCGTTGCGCGCATAGGAAGAGTCGACACCCTTGACCAGTTCGATGATGTCGTCAAGCGTGATGGCCGAGGCTGCCGGTGCCGTTTTGCAGGCTGTAGCGGCACCCACGATACCCGAAGGTTTGCCCGTGCCGTTGCCCGAGGTGAGGTCTGCATTGATACCGCGGCCGAACGAGTTGCTCAACAGTCCCGACAGCAGCGCTTCGAGGTCGAAGGCCGAGTCCTGCAGCAGTTCAAGTGATACGGGGACAATCGGCGTGCGGTAGGTGTAGGCCTTGAGGGTCACCGAGCCGAACGACGGCGCCGACTTGGTCGATTGCTGGTACTCGGCCACGACCGTTGCCTTCGACTCCGTGTCGTTCACCGTCGGGAGGATCAGATCGCCGCCCGAGGTCGTGGTGAGGATCGTGCCGGCCTCGAACATACCGCCGTAGGCTTTCAACGCCACCTCGATGTTCTCGGCAAGTATTGCCGGGACAAGAACGCCGGCCGAAAGTCCGGTGAGGCCGGCCCGCTGTTCGAAGAGCGAACGGCTTTCGGGAGATACACCCGTGGCGCCGTGTTGCAGGTAGTCGCGGAACGCCGAACGGTACTCATCAGCCTGCTGACCGGAGCCATTATCAGTCGTTTCGCGAGTGGCGTATTGACGCTCGACTTGTCGTCGTTCGATCTCCACATAACGCTCCTCGGCCTCGACGGCACGATCGGCCTTCTCGTAGTCGGCAAGCAGTTGCTGCCACCGGGCCTCCTCCTCGGAGGTCATCTCGCGCCCGTCGGTTGCCGTGCGCAGTTCGTCGATCTGCGTGAAGATCGCCGCGCGGCTCTCTTTGAGGGATTTCAGTTTGCTCATAGATTTTTCGTTTCGTTCACAGGCAAACTTAATCCCACCCAGTCGCTCCCGGGCGAAACATTGTCGCAGTTGCCGGGCGGAGAACTATTGCTTCAACTTCAACAGATCTGCCAGGCGTTTCCGCGACAGGCTCTCCATTTTGCTGCGGGACACCGATTCCGTCGCCTGCTCGCGCAACCACTCCTGCTTGCGCTCTTCGAGACGACGTAGTGATGCTTCGGTAGCCGGATAGGCAGGAAAGGTGACCAGTGAGACATCCACTACGTGCGAGAAACGCAGAATCGTTCGCTCGTCCAGGTCCAGACCGTTTCGAGCATCGGCATACTGCCACACGTCCTCCTTCACGCCGAAGCGGAACGAGCATTTCGATATGTCGCCACGCCGCACCAACTCCAGCATGTCGTTGCCCACGGTCGTATGCGGCGCCTCGAACGCGAAGCGCAGCCCGACGTCGTCGACCTCCAGACGAAGCGTTGCGCTCGTCGTGCGGGCCAGAATCGCATCGTCGCGGTGGTTGAAACACATGATAACGTCCTGCATGTCGCACCCATCGAAAGCACCCCGCGCAATTCTCTCGCGGAACCAGCCCATAATCGGTTCGCTCCAGCACTCGAATTTCGCGGCATAGCCGACGATCGTCCGACCTGTCGTCCCCGTGTCCCGGCTCTCGATGTGCAGGTCGCCCACGAGGCTCCGGATTTCAAGACCATCAACCGGCGTTGTTCTCTTCTCCATATATCGCATGTTTGATTGTCTGCATGTTCATCTGCACGAAATAGGTATCGCCTCCCTCATAGGCGTTCATATCCTCCAGAGCGCGGATCTCGTTGGCCGATATTGCTCCGACGATGTTCATGTTCTTGTAGTATTCCGAACGGGTCTTGGCATCGCCGCGTAACAGCCCGTTCAAGCCAAAGAGGAAGTAATATTCGCCGAACTCCTCTTCGCGCAGCAATTTGCGGTTAAACTCCTCCTCGATACGAACCAGGTACGGCATCAGACAGTATTGCACGAACTCCATGCCCTGATGCTCGATGTTATTGTTCGTGGCCCGTTCGAGGTCGGCAATCATGTGGGGCGGAATGCCATAGATGGTGGCTATCTCCGTCTTCTGGAACTTGCGCGTAGCGATGAACTGCGCATCCTCCGGCGGAATCGAAATGCGTTCGTAGGTCATGCCGCCCTCCAGCAGCAGCGGCACGTGGGCGTTGTGCAGCCCGACTGATTGGGCCAACAAGTCCTTTTTCAGGCGCTGGTAGGCTTCAGGCTTGAGCGTTGAGGGATACTTGAAGACGCCCGACATGTTGCCGCCCTGGTCGAAGAAGCGTTTGCCGTAGAGTTGTGCCGAGACGGAGAGTTGGAGATTATCGCGATGCACGGCTATCGGACTTTTACCCTTATAGCCGTTGGTCGAAAGCCCACGCAGGTGAATCATATCGTCGTTCGGAAGCAGTTCTCCCGTGTCGAGCCGATAGAAGAGTTCGTCGTTATCGGTGAGCAGCGGTTCGACACGCGCCGGATGCAGGAACAGCAGCCGCTCCGGACGATAATGACGGTCGCGGAAGATGCGGACGTAACCGTTGCCCCACAACGCACATGAAATCATCAGATGGTGCATCAGATCAAAACGTGTGGCGTGGCTGTTGGGAATCTGCACCAGTCGGTGACAGGAATGGCCGTACTGTCGTTCGCGGCCGCGTTCCGTACGCCGATAAAGGTGGAGAGGCAGAGTCCCTACCGTTTCAGAAAGAATGCGCACGCAAGCCCATACGGCCGTAAGATTCAGTGCACCCTCTTCGGTGATATACACTTCACGGGTGGCATCGGCAACCGTATCGGCCGAGATGACCTTGTTCACGGCGGCCTCGAACTCGGCCGAGGAGATGTCGCGCCGCTCTTTGCGCCGCCAAAAAGAAAACCGCTTCATCGAATCTGCTTTGCGGCAAACTTAATGAAACAGCTAGTATTATTATTGAGACATCGCCTCAATAGTACACACAACTATTTAGACGAAGAGCCTCTATTCAACAATAAATTCAATAATTAAATAGTATCGCAAAGTTTGAGTAATCATCTAAATTTCATATTTTTGTTTGCAATAACAAACCAAGGAGTGACAGCAAGATTATTATATAATCTGGGAGATTATGTACGCAAGTACTTCTTTACTGATGAGAAAAAGGGCGAATACGTTTATCCAATTATCGATAGCTCTTTTATAAATCAATATTGCCATTATGCAGGCTTGGAAAAGTCAAACTTTCTCTTGTCCCTAGGTCATGATAAGGCCGTATTTCTAACAGATGACTCGCCTATCGAGGTCGTGCTGGGTATTATTGCCATTCAATTATACGCGGCATCAAAGATGGAGAATGCAGATGGTTTTACTGCGGCTAATTACAGGCAACGAATATGTGAATGCCTCGGTATAGATACTTCGGATTGGCAAAATTGGGTAAAGGACAACCAAGACTACGTTTGGTCCCGCTACTATGCCTGGTGCGAGGACGAATCGTTTCTTATAGACAATCCCTGCCGTTCCCGGGAGGGAAAAGATCGATATGTCCAATATCCCAAGGTCCATTCTGCCCAAGTATTAAATAGAGAGGATCTGAAAAGATTTGCCGCTGAATTCATTGCAAAAGGGATTGTTCCCAATGAGGATTTATCTCAGGAAGAGCTATGGAACATCCTTGGCTTTCCCTCAAATAACCTGACTAATCGAGCCAGACGAATTATAGAATCGTCCTGGGGATCAGCGAAAAAGCAGATCTTTCAATATTATCTCTCCTGGGATGGAGAGTATAGTGATGCTCGAAAAGCGACAAAACGGGCCGAGAAATCATCATGCATATTAAGACTCAGCCAGGAAGAAGATGAATGGATTCTGGACATATGCAATGAAATCCAACGAGTAAAACAGATCCCTCTTTTCCCTCTTACGAACATTCTCAACGAGCTAAAGCCATATTATACATTCAAACGCCCTAACACAATCCTATTTGAAAAGGATCCCTTGTATGAGGATTATACAGAAACAAGATATCTCAATGAAAATGACGAAGGCATAGCTTTATTTGTCAACACGTCAAAAGGATTTCATGAACAGGATGTTATCCAACGTTTTGGGATGAATGCCTTAGTGAAGCTGAATCCAAAGAGATATCCTCAATTCTATACGACCGAAAAGCGACCATACCGATTATACGGAGGCTTAAGAATCTCCCGAGATATGCCCAATTATCTATTAGACGCTCCTCCAATTCTTGACTTAGACAAAGATTTACGTTTTTATATCGATGATAAGCCGTATCAAGGTTTGTCTGGTTACAATCGACTACCTCTTGGAATAGGAGTGCATAAGATCAAAATACCTGGATACAAAAGCATCGGGATTCATATAGTCGACCACGATATAAAGGACTTTGCTCCTTGGAATGACAATCCCAGGTGGTTAGTTGATAATAAAAAAGCAAGAGTGTGGGACGTCGACTTCCAACAGGGACAGATTGTCGGACTCGACTATCATGCTTATAGTTCGAACGGAACCGCCTCCTCAACCGGATCGGTTTTATATCGATGGTGCAAAGCACAGCAATCCAATAAAGCCATTCAGACAGGCGAGCCCAATGTCGCAATTAGAATGTTGAATATTCAGAAATAATATATGAATTCCTTAGATTATACGACTATAAAAGTAGTGGGAGTCGTTGAACCTCACACAAACGGAATACATGCTTATCTCCGAGTAATCGGATATATCGATCCAGATGCTGGATGGAAATTCAAACGTCTTTATCCCGATGAGATAAAAGAAAAATTCCCTACCCGCGGGCTTATTTTCATGCCCAATTTTCTTAAAAGGTATAGGAATTTATGCGGACAATGCATCTACACTGGCATACAAGTATCTAATAATGAGGGGAATGATCAATTTATATGGGATCGAGATGCTGGTCTTCCGGCAGAATATGGAGTCGTTGTTTGCGAAGAAAAACTTCGACATAAGGACCCAGAAGGAATCTATGAAACTTTGTCGGGCTATCAGGATACTACCTATTTTCACGACGGGCCATTTTTATATCGATATACACCCAAAACCGGACAGCCATACTATTACATCGAACAATGGGATCTAAACAATATTTTAAGCATCAACCAAGATAGAATTATTTGCTACGACAGGGACCGATCCAGGTATGTCATCATGAATGACAACATTGCTGGAACGGCTACTTATCTCGACATAATGCCAGATGAGCAACTGAAGGAATGGTTCGTTGAAACCTATGTAACAAAAGCATGGGGTTCCATCTTGCAGAACGAGGATAGGGACAAATTACTATCGGAGATCAAGAATACGATTCCAGCCAAAGGTGTCCCAAATGAGGTTCTGGAGTCTCGTATCACGCGTATATCTTTGATGTTTGGAAACTTTCTCCTGAATGCCCGGCAAATTCAGGCATTAGCAGAGAATCCATTATTCAAAGAGTGTATCGATCGTTCCGTTGCAAAATACAGCGAGCAATTGATTACTAATCTACAAAGCCAATACAAACGAGAATACCAGTCTTTACAAAGTGAGCAAAAAGAGCGCGTGGCTCAACTTGAGCGCGAGGTGAACACCGCAACTGCAAAGGCCCAGGCACAAAAAGAAAAGTTGGAGGAAGAGCAGAATCAATATCAAGCTGCAATTAAGCAACAATTGGCCCATATCGCATCAAACAAAAAAAAGATTGAAACTCAGGAAAACTCGCTACAAAAAATAACAAACGAGAAAGATCGGATTCTCAAGGATTGCGATGTGCTGCGTGATATCATTGTATCATTGACCTCGAACCACACTCATCTTGCAGAGAATGGTGAATTACTGACCGTACATAACGAATCACAACCAATTCAGAACAAAGAGGAGCTGGAGAGCAGATTGAGAAATGGATTAAGAAACAATAATAGGAGACTCAGCCTCTCGAACCACTTGATTTCGCTATTGGCATATAACCATGTTTTGTTAATACCGGATCATCGAATTGTCAATGCAATTATCCAGGCTACCGGTAATTGTTGTTATATGCTTGAAGATGTCACTCCAAAGTGGCAATCGTTTGAATATGTATGGGCAAATGGGTTGAAGAGAATCGTAGAGCACAGTTGGGAGACGCCCGATGAGATGCATTATTATGTTCTGCGTAATATAAATATATCTTATTTACCCTGCTATCTTCAGCCTGTCGTAGATATGATTCTAAAACTGCGAAGTGTATTCCCTGGCTCCACCCTTGCATTCCCAGGAAACCTTAGGATCATCCTGGTTCCTACAGAGGATGCTGGATTGCCATTGGCTACGCAATGCATCCGCTATTTTGGATGTTTGCCAAAAACCGACACCTTCGTTATAGCTGAAGATGAGGAGTATCGAATTGTTGAAAAAATCGATACAGAAGGATATTTGACGCCCGGCCTATTGAACAGCCTGCTTACACAAGTAGAGAGACCGGATCCGGAGGCATATAAATCATATGTCACAGAGGATGAATAAAGATATCGAAAAGGTTCAACACCTGTTGTTCTTATGGATGTGTCATTATGACAAGATCAATTATGACACTATTAAACGCTATTGTGAGTATCTAAACATACAGTTTAATCTACAAATTACAGAACACCCTGCATGGACCTTGTTTTTGCCCTTATTCTATGCGGGCAATGTGGATTATTGCGGCAGTAAGTCGTTTAAGGTGACGGAACCGATGATGATCTCACACAAAAGGAGGCACCTCTTCATAAACAAGCAACCATCCATAGATGGATGCGAAAAGTTGCGTCCCGCCATTTATCGCAGTGAGGGCCCTCAGAATTGTGAATTAAAGCAGTATACTTTTAACGGAAAAGAGATTTTGAAACATTTTCCGAGTGTGGACTCAATCATCTCAGCATTCGAGTTATCACCGAAAAATGATTTCTCAGATCTCACCTTTGATAATGCCCCCGACCAGATTGGTATTGCCTACACCGCATCTAAACGCTATTACTTCGTATGTGAAAATCGGAAAGTTGTGGAAATCCCCAATTGGTCAATCAATCCGGATTCGGTCAATGTCGCCTACCAATATAGCCGGGTCGTGGGAAAGAAATCAAACGGCAATTACGACGTCGAGCAAAGGAAACTGAGCGTGAATTCTTTCCGGTTCCCAATCATGTTATACCGAGTTTTGATGGTTGCTTCCATGTTGGAAGGCCAATGCCCCTATAAAGAATCGGGTAATTATATTTTCCCGGGCATTTCAAAATCCATAGTCAAGGAACTCGATCGTATCATGTGTAAATCCATTCGTTATGAATAATCCCATACAAATCTATAATGAACTGAGAGAAACATATCTCAAGTATATCAGTAGCGGCATCCCGTTTTTCAATGAGTATTACAACGAAGAACGCAATAGTCTGATCAGCGAACAAGGAGCCATATGCCAACCTCCCATTATCGAGATCGTTCCCAGATACAAGGAATATGCTTCGCTGGAAGACTTCTGCAAAAATGAAGGGGTAAACAGCGAGCTGGCTGATTTTGTGCAATGTGGATTGTTCTTTAATGACAAAGCCGAAAAGCGGCGATTGTATCTACATCAATACAATGCTCTCAAAGAAGCCGCTATCAACCGGAAGAATATTGTCGTAACAACAGGAACTGGATCCGGTAAGACAGAATGCTTCCTACTGCCTATTTTTGCCGATCTCATATCAGAGTCACGCACATGGGACAAAACAAATCGACCACGAGCCATGCGCACCATGATTCTTTATCCGCTGAATGCATTGGCGGAGGATCAAATGATCCGACTTCGCAAAGCTCTTAATGGACAAGGGAAAGGACGGGCTTTGGATTGGTTAGACCGTTGTCGCGGAGGAAATAGATTTTTCTTCGGGCGTTACACTGGCAGCACCCCTGTCAGTGGTCGTGGAGATATTGCCCAAGAGAACATCCGGAAAGAACGCAAGCAGTTAAATGAGGATTGGAAGGCAGCTCAAGAATCTGCCAAACAAACAGGTAATAGCGAATTGCTCTACCATGTTCCGTGCATGAATCCGGATAGTGCTGAGATGTGGGATCGCCTTTCCATGCAACAAAATGCTCCCGACATCTTAATTACCAATTACAGCATGCTCAATGTCATGCTGATGAGAGATATTGAAGCGCCCATATTCGAAGAGACCAAGAAGTGGCTTAAGGAGGATCCTTCTCATGTCTTCCACCTGGTCATTGATGAATTGCACACCTATCGAGGAACAGCCGGGACAGAAGTTGCGTATCTGATTCGTATCTTGCTGGATAGACTGGGGTTAACTCCCGACTCTCCGCAAGTTCAGTTTCTCGCTTCGAGTGCGTCGATGGGAGAAAATGAGCAGACCAAAGATTTTCTATGCGAATTTTTTGGTGTCTCGAAAGATGCGTACACTAATAAATTCTGCCTTCTCTCCAACGAGCCCGAACCTGCTGCAAGTCAGCCCCAAGATAAACTTCCGATAGAGGCCTTCGTAGATTATGCGAATTCTTCAATCCCAGAGAAGAAACGCACCGAACAGTTGTTTGCGTCATTGGACTGCAGCGATTATATCGATATTACGCGAAAATACCATCTCGTCGAATGGCTGAAATTTGCAATGACAGACCCCGAAGGACGAATTATCGCGCAAAATGTTATTAGTATTGCAGCCAAAATGGGCATCAAAGGTGATCAGGCCCTGCCTTTTATTTCGTCCTTCTTAAAAATCATATGCCGAAGCAAGGAAGACGGGAACTTTGTCCTACCACTTCGAGCTCATTTCTTTTTCCGCTCTGTCAACGGTTTATGGGCATGCTCCAATCCCGCTTGTTCTGAGGTCAAAAAAGAGTACCAATTTGATGGACGAACCTTGGGACGTTTTTATCGCTCTCCCCGTACCGTTTGCAGCTGCGGGCATGCCGTCCTCGAGTTGATCATCTGTGAAAGTTGTGGTGAAGCCTTCTTGGGTGGGTATATTCGACAAAAAGACAATCGAACATTCTTGCTTTCGGTGGATAGACCTATCGGTCAAACATTTTACCCATATGCTGTTCTATGGCAGGGCTCCATGGATGACAGTGATGCGACCGACAAAGGATGGGTTCGTGTCAATTTTGATTCGGTCACGGGAATTATCAAGCTGGATCGCTATGGAACCTATTGGTTGCATCGCCAGGAAAAAGAAGCGGACCTGCAACTACCGAATCAATGCCCACAATGCGGAGTGGCATACCGTGTAAATGAAGAAAGGAAATTGACTCCACTAAAGCCACATCGGACCGGACTTCAAAAGGTAAATCAGGTTCTTGCCGATTCATTGATCCGTTCGATGAAGAATGCGCATGAGAACAACACAAAAGTGGTGCTGTTTTCCGATAGTCGACAGTCTGCCGCCAAGCTATCGGCAGGCATTGAATTGGATCATTATCGAGATGCGGTGAGATGGCTGATGCTGAAGGCTCTTAAAGGAGACTCCGAAGTCATTAATTTCTTAAAAAAATTTCAGTTCGGCAACATATCTTCCAGAGAAGACAGCGATATGTTGACGAGACTTTATAACAAAGGAACGTATATTGAGCTCATTGATCTGATTCGGACCAAAGACAAAGGTTGGCTAAAATCTGAAGAAAAAGCTCGCCTCGATACGATATATGCATCTATCGAAGATGTCAACCTGGAGAATATTACCGCTGATGTATTTAAGGGTCTATTAAATATCGGAATGAATCCGGCTGGACCAAGGCCATCCTTAACTCAAAATCCACTATTAAACAACACTCCGTGGTGGAGTCTTTTTGATTTTAGAGTTGGTACTGCAAAGAGAGATCTGGGCGATTACGATCAAGTATATCTTAACAAGATTCGTAAAAAAAATAGCGAGGAGCAAATAATAAGTCTTTTTGCCCACAAAAAGAAGTCATTCGAGACCTTAAAATTGGGATACGCAACCTGTGTAGGAACAGAAAAACTAGACTCTCGGATGAGAGAGTTGTTAGATTCAATTATCCGCATTCTTGGCGAAAAAAGAAGAGTGGCTGGATTTGAATCTAGATATCCAGTTTATGACTCATTCCCTGGAATTGTGCGCAAACTTGTAAAGAGGGTCTATGGATTTACCCGCAAACAAGACACCGATAACAAGTTAGACGAAATCAAACGATTATTAAGGAAGCTGGAGATCATTGCCAACGACAAAGTCGCTTTAACCGGACGCAAGATTGCTTTCCATAAAGCATACGAAGGGATGAAATATTGGCAATGCCCAAAATGTAAGACGATTCATTTGCAGCCGTCTAATGGCATCTGTACCAATTGCCTTGGCAACCTATCTCAACCTAAAACGATACAAAAAAGTGATCTGGAGGATGCGTCGGATTATTATGTATCACTTGTAAATTCAACCAACGATATCTATCGCCTACATTGCGAGGAAATGACGGGACAAACCTCTCGCGATGAATCACGGCGACGCCAACGACATTTTCAGGAAATATTTCTTCCGGGGGAGGTGCCGGCCGTTGACGGGATCGATTTGTTGAGCGTTACAACCACGATGGAAGCAGGAGTCGACATCGGCTCACTGTCTGCCGTCATGATGGGTAATGTTCCGCCTCAACGATTCAATTACCAGCAGCGTGTTGGACGTGCCGGCCGTCGCGGGAATCCGTTGTCTATTGCTTTAACCGTAGCTAAAGGATCAAGTCATGATCTGACCCATTATTTTGAGCCGGCACGTATGGTTTCTGCCATACCGAAGGATCCATATCTGGAGGTCCGAATCAAAGAGATTGCAGAGAGAGTGGTATTCAAGGAGGTATTGTATAATGCGCTCAAATCGATTCAAGAGTCCGCCAAACAAGAAAGTGTTCACGGGAATTTCGGAACGGCTTCGGCTTGGAATAAAAACAAAACAATTGTTGATACATGGATCCAGAACCATGAATCTGAGATCGAATCCATCATCCAGATTGTCACGAGATGTACAGATCTCACAAAGGAGGATAAGGATGACATGCTCCAATATATTCAGAAAAAGCTAATTGACCGCATTACCGAGATCGCCAATAGTAGCGAGTATACACAGACACAATTAAGTGAACGTCTGGCGAATGCCGGGATGTTGCCCATGTTCGGATTTCCAACACGGACGCGAAATTTATACCTGCAGTTCCCGGATAAATTACCGGCTACCGATGTCGTGAATCGCGATATGGAGTTAGCGCTCAACTCATTTGCTCCTGGACATGAGATTGTAAAGGACAAAAAGGTATATCGAGCTGTTGGAGTTGCTGATTATGGTAGAAAGGCCAATGTCTTTTTGAAAGCAGATAGCCTCAATATACTGAGGAAGCCACTATTCAGATGCCAAAGTTGCGCCTATTCAACTTTGGAGTTGGATAGTGATACGGCCAATTGCCCGGTCTGCGGCAACCCGATGGAACGTATTGAGGTTTGTTCACCACTGGGGTATTGTGTAGATTACGATGAACCGGTTCACGACTTTAACGGATCCTATGATTGGTATTCACCCAACAGTGAGATTCGATTAGATTGTGAAGCCTCTTTGGAGGAGTGCAATCCTGTTGGAAACCTATACTTGCGCAACAATGTAATTCCCACTCAAGGTCTTGTTCATTTGGTCAATGACAACAATGGTAAACTCTACCATATGGGGCAATACGCTTATTCAAAAACGTCAAAAATGAGCGATACTTGGGTTGCTCGAAGTGCTTATCCACAAACTCGACAAAGTGCGTTGACCCTATTTAACGAAAAAGACTTGGCTTTTGTCGTATCGAAGTCCACGGGAGTCATGACCATTGCACTGAAGACGGTTCCTCGGGATATTTGTCTTAATCCATTGCAAGACAACGCGAACTATTTTGCCATACGGGCTGCATATTATTCCTGGGGATATTTAATTCGCAAGGCAATTGCTTGCTATCTTGACATAGATACGTCCGAACTCGATATCGGATATCATATATCCATCAAAACCGGAAACCCGGAGGTATTTATTGTCGAAAAACTGGAAAATGGTTCGGGATATTGCAACTATTTAAGCGGGCGCAAATATGCACAAGTTCCGACCGAAGCTCTATTGCAACCTCTATTGAAGGGTGGAGCGATTTATGACACGTTATGTACTCCGGACCATATGCGAAACTGCATCTCATCTTGCTATGATTGCATCCGAGACTATTCCAACCAACAATATCACATGATATTGGATTGGCGTCTTGGCCTTGATTTGTCAAGAATGGCAGCAGACAAAGCGCTCTTTGTCAATTTCGATGTCGAATATTGGAAGGACTTCATGGATAATAATCTCGACAGTCTACTAAAGAAAAAGAAACTACACAGTCAGATTAAATTTGGTCATTACTTTGCTGTCAATGATTCAGGCGTAATCAAGGGAATCATCGTACATCCATTTTGGTCGGATGACTATATTACCAACGTTTTACAACAATGCAATAACGCGGGAATTGATAAGATCTCAATCTTTGAACTGACCAGAACGATGAACTAAAACAAGAGGTTCCGCAAAAATCGGCGGCCGTTGGCAGTTTTTCGATTTAATTTCCTATTTTTGTAGATGGTTCCGTGCCGATCCGCGGAACTAACATATTACGAACGTTTCGTTACGTTTTCTTTCGCATTCAAACTTCGCAACTTTGATCTCTCGAAAGAAATGTGACAGGACGCTCCGTGAACGTATATATTGCATCGGTGTGCTATTGGCGCGCTATGTGCAATATGCGTTTCGCGTGGGCTGTCCGTGTTGCTTATTTCGAGAGGGGCAGCGAAGGCCTGAATGCGTGGTAAGTCAATGCGGCAACCCACGTTTTTTATGGACTTCAGATACGACTACACGGGAAACCTCTCCCTGCTCGACAAACCCACCGTCGCCTTCTTCGCCTCGCGCGTCGTCTCGCCCTCCGTCGAGGAGCAGGCCTTGCGCTGGGCCAAGGCGTGTTGCGCAACCGATCGCGTCGTAATCAGCGGTTTCCAATCTCCGCTCGAAAAATCCCTCTTTGAACTCTTGCTGAAAGCCCGCCACCCGGTGATCTGGGCCCTGGGGCGAGCCCTCTACCACCGTTACCCGCCCGACGTTGAAGAGGCCCTGGCTGAGCAGCGCATCCTGATCTTTGCTGTCCGCAACGCCCGCCGAACGGGTTGGCAAACGGCCCAAACCCGCAACTACACCATCGCCTCGATGGCCGAGGAGAGCGTCTATGCTGTCAACGAGCAGGGCCGCACGAGTTCGCTCGGAGTGCTTTATGGTCTAGAGGTCGGCACGAAGCCCGTGCGTCTTATCTCATCGCCTGCATCATGCGGTTCAGCACCCGCCGGAACGAACTGAACTCCGAATAGCGGCGGCGGCCGGTCAGGGTGATGTGAAAATCCTCGAGGCGTTCGTAAGCCTCCAACTGCGTCGGATAGAGATCGCGCATGCGGAGGTAGAGTTCCGCGAAGCCCTCGAACGAGAGGAAATGCCGCATTTCGAGCGTGAGCGGCATCAGGGCCGAGAGTTGCTTCTCGATGCGTTCGCGTTCGGCCGTAATGACCGGCGAATGGTAACGCCGGTACTGTTTTCGATTCATCTTTCTGTTCATCGTCGTATCGTTTCAGAGAGTCAATAATCCACGGTTTTCGTATGGGTTTCGTTCGTCGGCCGCCTGTGCTGTCATCCACTCGCCGAGAGCCATAATCGAGGCGACTATGCCGTCGATTTTCTGCGTCGAGCGCTCCTTGTCGGGCTTAATGTTTCCGGCCGGGTCGCTTTTGACAACCGTCGAGGCGAGCATCCACCGCAGCACGGGGTTGCCGAAGTGTTCGATGCGGCCCGTGAGCACCAGTTTCTCGAACTCGCGCGTCGGGGCCGACATAGAGCCGTAACCCTGACCGAAGGGATTGCAGACCATACCCTCGTTCTGGAGGTCGATAATCGTCTGCGAAGCATTCCAGCGGTCGTAGGCCGACGAGCGCAGGTCATAGTCGGCCGTCCGGCGGAGGATGTCGGCCTTGACGAAATCGTAGTCGATGACGTTACCCGGCGTAACGGTGACGTATCCATCGGCAACCCAGCGGTCGTAGTTGATATTCTCGCGACGGATCTTTTCGAGCATCTTCTCCTCGGGTATCCAGAAGTACGGCACGAGTTGAAAACGGTCGTTTTCGTGAAACAAAAGTACATAGGCCGTAATGTCGGAGACGTTCGAGAGATCAAGGCCGCCCCAACAGGTGCAGCCGCGCAGTTCGTCGGACGAAATCGTACCGACACATTTCTGCCATGCGTCGTCGAGAATCCACGTCCGCTCGGCATCGACCCACAGATTGAGGTTCTTCGTCATCACGTTGCGCACGGCTTCGGGACGGTTGCGGGCGTCGCGTACCTGGTCGGCAAGGTAGTCGGCCGATAGCGAGACACCGAGGTTGGGGTTCGACTTTATCCACATGCGCGGATCGTCCCACTCCTCGTTCGAGTCGAGCGTATATATGATGCCGAACAGCGTATCGTCCTCGTTCACCTCACGCAGTACTTTAATCACGTTCTCGCGGTAGGCATAACAGGCGCCCGACTTGTTGAATCCGGCTGTGGTGATGATGAACATCAGCGGCTGGCGACGCGCGCCGAAGGCCGACTTGATGACGTCGAACATCCCGCTGTCGCGGTGGGCGTGGAATTCGTCGATGATGCCGCACGAGGGATTCAGACCATCGTGCGTGCCGTAGTCCGACGACAAGGGCTTCATCATGCCGCCGCGCGCCTCATAAACAATAGAGTTGCGGAATGGCGTGAGGTAGTGCTTGAGGTCGGTAGCACGGACGATCTCGACGGCATCAGCAAAGCATATTTTCGCCTGATCTTTGACCGTGGCGGCCGAATAGACCTCGGGGCGCGACTCGCCGTCGGCGAAGAGCATGTAGAGCCCCACGCCGGCCGATAGAGCCGTCTTGCCGTTCTTGCGGGCTATCTCTATGTAGGCATAGCGGAAGCGGCGTGTGCCGTCGGCATTCTTCCAGCCGAAGATATTCCACAGCACAAAGTGCTGCCACGGTTCGAGCCGGAAGCGGCTACCGGCCCACTCGCCCTTGGTATGTTTCAGCCGCTCAATGAAACCGTTTGCACGCAGCGCCGCCCGGCGGTCGAAGTGCCAGCCGCGTTCGAGTGCGCGGTCCAGATCGGCATAGTAACGGCGCACGGCAAGACGGACGTATTCGCAAACCAGTATGCGGCCGTCGCGTACTTGTTCGGCATAGATCTCGGCGGGATATTTTTTCGTTGTTGTCATACTATTCCATCTCTTCAAACTCCGCGAAGTCATCTTTTGGAGCATCATCGGCAAGCAGGGCCGCAACACGGTGGCGGCTCGCTGGCGTCAGTCCGAACTCCGCCGCCAGCGAACGGGCGTTGGCGAGCGCGCCCTCGGCGATCCGCCGCTTGGGGTTGACGACCGTTGCCGGACCATTGCGCGTAATGATCTCCACGGTCGCGCCTTCGCGCTCGACATCACGCATCATGTCATGGTAGAGTCCCATCTCGCGGGCGTATGCCACGACCAGATCTACGCCTACGACCTCCAGAAGCCGTTTGTGGATAAGTTCCGCCGCCACGATTCCGAAAACCTTGCGGGCCGTACCTTTCAGGCCGGAACGCGGAACGGCAACGACATTCGTGGCTGACGGCTTTGCTCCGCCCGTCATGCGGCACGGCTGGTCGGTACCGCGCAACGTCTTCAGCATGTCGGGTATCTTTCTGCGTCCTTTCATCTCGTCGGCATGTTTTTTATTGCCATAACTTGCCGGTATCGGCAAGAATCGTTATATTTGGGTCGAAAATCGGCCTTCTAACTTGCCGATACGACGTTCGGTTATGGAGTACATTTCAGTCGCGGCATTCGCTGCAAAGCACGGCATCGCGGAGCGCACCGCCCGCAACTACTGCGCCTCAGGAAAAATCGAGGGTGCCTTTTTGACGGGCAAGACCTGGAACATCCCGGCGGATGCCGCATTGCCCAGTCGCAAGCCGCGAGCCGGACACGTCATGCCGCTGCTGGAGGTGCTGCGCGAGCAGAAAGCGATGCGTCTCAAGGGCGGCATCTACCACCGCACGCAGATCGACCTTACCTACAACTCGAACCACATCGAGGGCAGCCGGCTGACCCACGACCAGACCCGCCACATCTTCGAGACCGACACGGTGGGCGTCGA